GTCGATCCGGTCAACTACATCATGCAGGATGGCGTTACGCCTGCCGCGCGTCCGCTCATCTACGTGGACGTGACCGCGACCCTGCAAGAGTACGGCGTGCTCTACAAGCTGAGCGCCAAGACGTACCGCATGTACGAGGACCGCGCGATCGACGACATGATCTCGACCGTGGCCGAGCACATGGCCACCCTCGAAGAAATGATCTGCTACGGCGTGGTCCGCGCCGGCACCAATGTGGTCTTCCAAAACGGAACCGCTCGAAACCAAGTGAGTCAGGCGGTCTCGCTGGGGCGCTTGCGCCAGTGCTCGCGGTCCCTGCTCTCGGCCCACGGCAAAACCATCACCAAGCGTCTTGCCCCCGGACCCGGCTACGGCACCTCGGGCGTGCATCCGGCCTTTCTGGTGTTCACACACCCGGACCTGATCGCGGATTGCCGCAACTTGCCGGGCTTCGTGCCTATCAGCGAGTACGGCTCGTTCCAGCCGGCGCACGAGCGCGAGTTTGGCGCCTGCGAGGAGTTCCGCTTCATCCAGTCGCCGTACTTCCGCCCGTTCCTGCAGGCGGGCGCGTCGGTGGCGGCGGGCACGGTGCTGACCGGCGGCGTCTCGGGCTCTGGCAACGCGGACGTGTACCCCATCGTCATCACCGGCGCCGATGCCTGGGGCCAGGTGGCGCTGAAGGGCATGGGCGCGATCAAGCCCATCATCGTCAAGCCGGAGGAAGCCAACCATGCCAACCCGCTGCGCCGTTTCGGCTTCGTTGGTGCGGAGTTCGTCAAGACGGCGGTGCGGCTGAACGAGAACTGGATGGTGCGCCTGGAAGTGGCCTCCTCCGTCCTGTCGTAAGGAGAAGCCATGCCTTACGTTCAGCGGATCGTCGCCAACAACGGCTTCGCGCCGAGCGAGGCGCAGGACATCATCATCGAGTTCGATGCGCTGCGGCGCGAACTCGACGAGATGCGCGCTGCGTTCATGTCGTTGCGCGCCCTGCTTGTGGCCGGCACCGCCCCTGGTGCCGGCTACAACACGGCGCCAACCGACCTCGGCACCACCATCCCGAACGCGGCGCCTGTGGCTCCGCGATTCACCCGCATCTAGGAAAGGAGTCCAGTCATGGACAACAACGCAATGACCTTCGGCGGAAACTACGCGCTCGCCTCGGGCGGGTGGCAGGCCGGCTCCACGAACACGCAGCCGTCGAACTCTGCCGCCATCCCCTTCGTGGTCAACGGCGTGTTCAGCTCGCGCTCGATCACCGCCGCGGGTTATCCGTGGGTACAGGCCAACGGCTTCCAGCCGCATGTGGGCGGCACCACGCGCCTGTATGCGGTGCTGCTGGACTCGGCCGCCGGCGTTTCGATGACGCAGGGTCCGCCGGTCGATACTGCCCGCCTGGCCTCCGGCGCCGAGGCCCTGCAGTTCCCGCCGATTCCCCGCGACCGCGTGTGCGCGGGCTTCGTGCGCGTGGCGCTGACGGGTGGCGCTAACTTCACGCCGGGCACCGACCCGCTGACCACGGCCGGCAACCGGACCGTCACGTTCATCAACGCGATGATCTGCCCGCCCGAGCCGCTGCGCTCGTAGGCACAGGACTTTCGACCCACAGGGGCCGCCTTCGGGCGGCCCTTTTCTTTGGAGCATGGAGATCGTGAACAAAGCGAAGAACTCCCCGATTGTGAAGTCCGGCGCAATGGAGTCGCAGGAGATCGAGATTTCTGGATCGTCGCGCGAGATCGACATCGGGATCGCGCGTGCCGGTGGCCTTCCCCAGGCCGAGCTGGAGGTGGAGCCGGTGTACGACCCGGCGAAGCTCGACATGGAGAAGTTCATGGCCGAGGTGCTGGTGGTGACGATTCACCTGCCGGCCAACAAGGAGGAGGCGCAGGCTGTGTATATCGGCCATCCGCTGACGGCAGAGGGCGAGCGCTGGAAGGCGCGCAACCGGCCGATTGGGCTTAGGCGCTACGAGGTGGACATCCTCATCCGTGCCAAGGGTACGAAAGTCGAGCAGCGCAAGGGCGTACAGGACGAGGAAGGCTTCGAGGGCTACCGCGAGTTCGAGACTGCGCGCCTGGAGTATCCGTTTCGCGTGGAGAGCGACCCCTCGGGCGAGGTGGGCCGCCGCTGGTTGGCTACCGAGCTGAGCAAGCCGGCCTGAGATGGCGACGTTCCTGCAGATCGCGCAACTGGCGGCCTCGGAAACGGGCGTCAGCTCGACCGAGCCGGTGAGCGTGACCGGCAACACCGGCATGCTCAAGCGCATCGTGGACTGGACGGCGTTGTCGTGGATCGAAATCCAGACCAGGCGTTCTGACTGGAGGTTCATGCGGCTGGGCTTCAGCTTCAACACGGTGAACGGGCAGCGGTACTACACGCCGACCGACGCCGGCGTGCTGGCCTCGTTTGCCTTCTGGAGGGAGGACACGCTGCGCTGCTACGCGACGGCCGCTGGCGTCGCCGATCGGCAGGACATCGAGCCGTGGGAGTGGGATGAATTTCGAGACACGTTCCTGCTGAATGCGGACGTGCTTGGGCGGCCCACTCAGTTCTCGGTGCGCCCGAACGACCTGGCCATCGCGCTGGACAACGTGCCCAATGCGACTGGCTACACGATCGACGGCGACTACGTGCGCAAGCCGCAGATCCTGGCGAACAGCACCGATGTCCCGATCATGCCCGACCAGTTCCATAGCCTGATCGCGTACCGGGCGATGATGAAGTACGCCTTCTTCAACTCGGCGCCAGAGATCATGGCCGCGGCGAAGGCGGGGTGGGGCGAGCTGTATCCCGCGCTGATCCGGCAGCAGGTGCCGCCCTTGCGCATGGCGAAGCCGCTGGCCTGATGTACGGCAACGTCCCCCGCACCGGCATCCGCGAGGACAGCTTCGCCTGTGGCGGCGGGCTGGACATCACCTCGCCGCAGATCAGCATGCGGCCGGGCCGCGCGATCGGATGCATGAACTACGAGGTGTCGTCGGTGCGCGGCTATCAGCGAATCGACGGCTACGAGCGACGAGACGGCCGCCCGCGGCCGAGTGATGCGGCCTACACGGTGCTGGCAGTCGCGGCGCCGCTTGATGCCATTGCGGCAGTGGGTGACACGGTGAACGGCGAGACCTCGGGCGCCACCGGCGTGGTGGTGTACATCGAGCCCGGCCGCGCCTGGTTCGCAGTGACCAAAGTGACCGGCACGTTCTTGGCGACCGAGAACTACCGCAAGGTGGCGGCTATCGTGGGCGCGATATCGAGCCTGCTGCCGTTGATTACGCAGAGCCTCGAATCCGACCTGCTTGACCTGGCGGCGGCCAACTACCGCGCCGACATCGCGGCGGTGCCTGGCTCGGGTCCGGTACGCGGCGTGTGGGTGCTGGCCAATACGCTCTACGCGGTGCGTGACAACGCTGGCGGCACGGCTGGCGTGCTTCACCGGGCCACCACAAGCGGCTGGGCGCCGGTGGCGCTCAACGAGTTCGTGAGCTTCACCGGCGGCAACACCGCGGCGACGCTGGGCTCGACCCTAACGCAGGGCGGCGTGACCGCCACGATCCTGCGGGTGAGCGTGCGCAGCGGCGCCTCGCCGAACCTGGCCGGCGTGATCATCATCACCGGACGCGCCGGCGGCAATTTCGCAGGCGGCGCCGCAACGACCAATGGCGGCGGCACGCTGACCTTGGGCGGTGCGCAGGCCGCGGTGACGCTGCCGGCCGGCGGCAAGTACCGCACGGTGACGCACAACTTCACGGGCTCGCTTGCCACACGGCGCACCTACGGCGCCAATGGCGTGGGCCAAGGCTTCGAGTTCGATGGGACCGTGTGGGTGCCGATCAGCACCGGGATGGTGGCGGACACGCCGACGCATGTGTTCGTTCATCGGAACCACCTGTTTTTCTCATTCAACGGCTCGGCGCAGCACAGCTCGATCGCTGACCCGTACCGCTGGAGCCCGATCTTGGGCGCGGGCGAGATCGGCTTGGGCGACACGATCACGGGCTTTGCCGGCGGCCCCGGCTCGGAGGTGAGCGGCTCTCTGTTCATTTTCACCAAGGACGCGACCTTCGTGCTGTACGGCAAGAGCGCGGCCGACTGGAACCTGGTGCAGCTTTCGGACACCGCGGGCGCGATCAACGACACGGCACGAAGGGTCTTCTACCCAGTTGCGCTGGACAGCGCCGGCATCGTGGCGGCGCGCAGTGAGCAGGTGTACGGCAACTTCGAGCAGGACGCGGTGATCAGCGAGGCGGTGCAGCCGATCGTCACCTCGTTCCTGCGAACGGCGACCGACTCGATCGTGGTGCAGAGCCGCCGGCAGTATCGGCTGTTTGGCGCCGATGGCCGCGGACTGACCGTGACCTTCGACCGCGAGGGTGTGCTCGGGATCATGCCGTTCACGCTGCCGATCAGCGTGACCTGCACATGGAGCGGCGAGGAGAACGGCCGCGAGGCGCTGTACGTGGGCGCGAGCAACGGCTTCGTGTACGAGCTGAACCGCGGCCGCAGCTTTGATGGCGCCGCCTTCGATTGGTACATCCGGCTGGCGTTCAACAGCATGCGCTCGCCGCAGTCGCTCAAGTCGTTCAAGCGCGCCTTCACCGAGCTGCGCACGCAGAGCTTCGGCTCGCTGAACATCGGCTATGAGCTGGGCTACGCGAGCGCGGCGATCCCGCAGCCGCAGGCCACGACGGTGAGCTTCGAGGGCCAGGGCGGGCGCTTCGACGAGGCGAACTTCGACTCGTTCTTCTTCGACTCCGCGGAGTTCACGCAGATCGGCCTCGACCTGGACGGCGACGCCAACAACATCTCGTACATCTACTCGGGCTCCAGCGCGAAGGAGCTGCCGCACACGCTGTTCGGCGTGGTGACGCACTTCATCCCGCGCCGCCTGATGAGGAATGTGAATGCCTAATCCCCACTACGCGCGGGTCTACAACCCGACCTTCGGTGCGCTAGTTCGATCAGGCGAGCTGCGCGCCGAGCTGAATCGCCTGGAGACGGGCTTCGACAGCGTGGAAACGGCCCTTGGTCTGCGTGCGCGACTGAATCAGGCCAACGTCTTTTCCGGCAACCAAACATTCACCGGCGGCGCGTACAGCTTCACCGGGGCCTTCTCTCAGAGCGGAGGTGCGGCGGACTTCAGCGGCGCCACCAGCATGCGCGTGCCGGCGCCGACGCAGACCGATTCGCCCGTGCGCCAGAGCGATCTGGCGGCCGCGGCGTTCGCGCCGGCGGTGTACCCGTGGGA